GCGATCCGGGCGTATCCGGCGAACGCGAAGAACAGCAGCCCCGCTGATTGCAGGATGCCGTACCACCCGTGTGCCAGGAGTCCCTCTCCGGCGATCTTGCCCGGATCGGGGGAGGAACCCGTCCAACAGGCGGCGACGATGATGGTCAGCGCGGCCAGGACGAGGACCATGAGAATGCGGGTCAGCCGAGCGGTCCGGGTGATGCCGTGGTAGTTCACCGCGGCCAGTGCGATCACCGCCAGGATGGCCACAGGGCGCTCCCAGCCCGGCGGGGCGACATACGCGGCGAAGGTCATGGCCATGGCGGCGGCGCTCGCGGTCTTGCCGATCACGAACCCCCAGCCGGCCAGGAATCCGGCCCACGGTCCGATCCTCTCCCTGCCGTAGAGGTAGCTGCCGCCCGAGGCCGGATACGCCGCGGCGAGCTGCGCCGACGAACTCGCATTGCAGAAGGCCACGAATGCGGCCACGAGCAGCCCGATCAGCAGACCCGAACCCGCGGCGGCGGCCGCCGGGGTGAAGGCGGCGAACACGCCCGCGCCGATCATGGACCCGAGCCCGATCAGCACGGCGTCGACGGTGTCGAGACGGCGTGCCAGCGCAGGGGTCTCACTCATGCGGGGTTCCTTCTCAGGTGTCGTCGCTCAGGAGGCGGGTGTCAGGCTCCGTGCCTTCCCCACAGATCGTTGCACGCTCTCGCTGCGGGGCGCATCCCGGGGCGAATGCGCGCCGTGGTCTGTGACTACCGCCCGTCACGGTGGCGTGCTTGGATCGGAGGACGGTTCACGTCAGGACAGCGCACCACGTCAGGACATTGCACCGTGCGCACGACGCCGTCGGGCCGCCATGCACACGACGCGCGGAAAGCGCCACGCCCCGGAGTGGGCGCGGCCGGAGAGTCAGGGGGAGACTGCTGTGTTGCTGATGACGAAAGGACCACGATGAGCTACTGCAAGAAAGTCGCATTCTGGCAAGGTTCACTGTTCATCTTCCTGGCGGTGACCAACGCGCTGTCGGACCACAGCCCGGGATGGAAGATCGGGCTGGTGACGGCGAGTTCGGTGATGGCCGTCGTGGTCATCGCGGGCTGGCTCTGGCGCGACCGTCGCGAACCACCGCCGCGGGGCTCGGCCCGGATGTAGCGGAGACCAGGTGTTTCCAATCCGCTTTCAGGCGGGGCTCCGAATCCATGCATATCGATCCGGACCACACCAGAAGGCGGCACACCGTGAGCACCCTCTCTTTCATCGACCGTCTTCCGTCGACGCATCGCCTCACCGGCGACCATCGCGACGGACTCAGTCCCCAAGTGCTGGCCGCCGTCGACCACATCCTGTCCGGGGGAGCGGTGTACCTGCCGTTCGCTCGGCTCGGGCACCGGACCGCAGCGGACCGGGGGATGAGCCCGCAAGTGGAGTTCCTCGGTCAGTTCTCCGCGTCGTCGCCCTACACGGCGGGCGTCCTGCTGAAGGTCCGCTTCGCGGACGATCCGTTCGTGTCCTTCTGGGTCCCGGCGGACTATCTCGCGCACGGGGAGTGCCGGACGTGCCGGCCGTTATGGGACGAGGTTGAGGCGCTCGCCGTCGACGCCGCGCCGGGGACGATGCTGTACGGCCTGACGAGCGCGGAGAACGGAGTGCTGGTCAAGGAAGCGGACCTGGTGCGGGCGCACGCGGGGTGAGGCTGTCGATCGCCGTGGTCCTGACCCGGCAGAGACTCCGACTTGAGGAAGCCCTCAGTCGGCAGGGTGAGAGATCCCGGGAGACGACGTGAATGCGTCGTCGTCGCTGGGCTATTTCCTGGGCAAGCGCCGCAGGATGAGGACCCCCACGATGATGATGGTGATGGTCGGCAGGAGCGCCGGGATGAAAGTCCCGAGAATGCTCCATGCCATGACGTCCTGTCCCTGCACTCCACCCATGTCTTCAATCCTGTCTCGCTGGTGTGGCGGCCGGAGCGAGAAACACGTGTGCCCGGCCTTTGATCGTGAGATGCGTACGTTTCATCGCGCTGTGACGGGGGGCAGCCTCTCGCCGGCGACAGGCGCCGCGGCTCCCTGGCGGATGACGAGGAGCAGCAACGAGTGAAGCCGCTGTCCTGCCCTCGTGTGGAGTCACAGCAGATGTTGCTCAAACAAGTGTCATGCAATTCCGCATTCGCAACACTGTCAAGTAACTGCGGAATGCTGGTTTCATTCTGTCCTGCTCAGGGGCTGGTGCTCGGGTTTCGGTCCGACCTCCTTGCTGGATGGGCGATCTCGACTCGACTGTTCTCCCTGCGGCAACCCAGCTGAGCCAGATACTGCCATAGCACCCCCGGTCTATCGCTGGACCGGGGGTGCTTCTGCTTGCTGCCCCCTGCGGCTTAAGGCCGGGACGAAGTCCATCGAGCGGGTGCAGCCCTGCATCCTGCGAACGCACCCTTATGATTTCAGGACGGCCGGTACGGGAACACCAGCCACCTCGCTCGACCCCTGAAGGACCACGATGCAGTATCCACAGCCCCAGCCGCCGCATGCCCACGGTGGGCCGGCGGAACACGATCACCCCGTGGGCCCGAAGTCTTTCGTCATCACGTGGCTCCTTGCTCTCGTCCTGGGTGGTGTTGGAGCGGATCGCTTCTATCTCGGCAAGGCCGGTACGGGCATCCTCAAACTCATCACGCTCGGCGGCTTCGGAATCTGGATCCTGATCGACCTGTTTCTTGTCCTGGGGGATGAGCAGACCGACAAGCAAGGGCTCAAGCTCCGCGGCTACGGGCGTTACAAGACCACGGCGATCATCGTCTCCTCGGTGGTGATCATCGCCGGCGTCATCATCGGTGCGGTGAACGGGTTCGGCGCTGGCCTGGAAACCCCTGCAGTGCCTGACAAGCCGGCGTTCTCCATCCAGGACCAACCCGGGGCGGCCTGACGCCCCGTGATCGACGCTCAGCCGAGGGCGCCGGTGTGACGTGGAGCCGCTGGCAGTGGCTCAAGTGTTCGTTGGGGACTCAGTCAAAGGTGACTGCGGGCCCGCCTCCTCCCGGCAGCCTGGGGTGTTGGGACCTTCCTCGAACCCCTTCGGATTTCCGTGGCATTTCCGTGGGAGCTGACCAGGACCGGGCACGAAAAAGTCCCGCCCGATCTTGCCTTTCAGCAGATCGAGCGGGACTCGTTGGTGCACCCCCCGGGACTCGAACCCGGAACCCATTGGTTAAGGGTTGCGGCATGAGCGCCGGGACGCCCTTGGGTGCGTGGCTCACATGGCTTGACCTCGTTGGAGAGGCAGAAGCGAACCGCCGTTCCATCGTCGGTCAGAGGGTGCGGTACCGCGACGGCCGGTGCGCGAAGATCACCCGAGTCAATGACAAGGGGTTCAAGGTGCTCTGGGATGACTTCACCAGTGACTACGTGCACCCGCGTGACGTGGAGTTTTTCTGACTTGTGCTAGTGGTGGAAGGTTCAACTATCACTTGACCCAGGGGAATCATGAAGGTCCAGAAGACACCCATTCCGGACGCATGGTCAGGGGACGTGCTGGCGTGGCTCGATTGGCTCCGAGCCGCCGCGCGTCCCCTTTCCACGCTTAACCTCCGGCGCACTCAGATCAACCGGTTAGCACGTGAGTTCCCGGACCGGTCGCCGTGGAGCATGACCGGCGATGAACTCGCCGCGTGGATTGGCTCGCATGATTGGGACTCAACCACGATCAGGAGCCACAGGAGCGCGCTCAGGAGCTTCTACGACTGGGGGAAGGCCACCGGGCGCACCAGTGACGCCCCAGCGGCCGCACTGCCCAGCGTGAGGGCGAAGCGAGGCCGCCCGCGTCCAGCCCGTGAGGGCGTATGGAAGTACGCCCGGGACCATGCGGACCAGCGGGACGCGCTCATGATCCGCCTCGGCGCGGAGATGGGTCTCCGGTGCGTGGAGATATCCCGGGTGCACAGTGACGACCTCGTGCAGTCCATCCGCGGGTGGAAGCTCCGCGTTCAGGGCAAGGGCGGGCATGTCCGCGTGCTCCCGTGTCCGGATGGTCTGGCGGCCGTCATCCGTTCCGCAGGGGGCTATCTCTTCCCTGGGCAGATCGACGGCCACCTAGCGGCCGCGACGGTCTCAAAGCGGCTCTCTCAAGCGCTCGGCACGGGCACCACGGGCCACCAGCTCCGGCACAGGTTCGCGTCGGCCGCCTTCAACCGGGGAGGGAAGAATATTCGTGCCGTGCAAGACCTCCTGGGACACACGACGCCGGAGACCACGGCCATTTACACGGAGGTTGAGGACGACGACGCGTGGGACGCCGTGCTGGCGGCGGCGAGCTAGGATGAACCGTCATTCGCATACGAACAGGGGGAGCCGTGAACAAGGCTACTGACTACTTCCCGGCGGGCGTCTTTTTGCTCGTCGTCGCTTGGCTGGCATGGATCGGCGGGCTTGTGTGGGTCGCGTGGCTCGTGCCGGGACTGCTGGGCGCGTTCCTCATCCTCGCGGCTATCCAGCGGGCTTTCTCAGTCATTGAACGCCTCGGAAGCAAATAGCCGGCCAAACAAGAAACCCGCACGGGATCCCGTGCGGGTTTCTTGTTTGCCCAGGTCAGTCGGCTACTTCCAGAGGCGGTCAGCAATGGTGAGGAACAGGGCCAGCCCCGCCGTCACGGCGGCCGCGGGCTGCCACCAGGGCGTGGGCGGCTTAGGGCGGGTACGTTCCTCATAGAGGTCCTGTCGGCGCTCTACGGTCGACAAGCGCCTGTTGGTGTCTTTCGCGTAGCCCTCCATGGTCGCGGTGAGTGCAGCGAGCTGTTCCACGATAGTCCGGCGCATACTCATTCGGTCGCCTTTCGGGGTCGGACGAGGTAGCCGAACACCGCGACGAACACGACCGAGATAGACCCCTCAATCGGCGTCGGTATGTCGATGTGCGCGGCGGTCTCGGTGGCCCAGATGGATATCTCAGCGACGGCCGCGCCGACCATGGCCGCCGTGGTGACGGGGCCGATGGTGCGGGGCTGGCTGGGTGCCTCGTGATCAGCCATTCGGGATCGCCTTCAGCTCGGCCTCTGTGACCTGCCCGAGGGGCATGGGCTGGCCGGACGCGGCCCATGCGGCGCGCAGGCCGGACCACTCTTCCCGGGGGATGATGCGCTTTTTGCCGGTGACGGTGTTGAGCGCGTAGACGGACGCCTGGGGGTTGGTGCGAATGTAGACGGGGTTCACTTCGTCCTCCTTGATGGGGGTTGGGGCCGGGGTCGGCTTGGGGGTCGGTTTGGGCTTCGGCTTCGGCGCGGGTGTCGGCTTCGGCTTGGCGGGCTTCGGCGGCGCAGGGACACCTCGGGCGAGACGGTCGATGCGGGCGAGGTCGTAGGTGCCGGGGCACTCGGTGGACGTCCAGTATTTGTGCGGGCGTAGGGGCAGGTCCCCGTACATGGCGCGGAGGTTCCGGACCAGTTCGGCCACGGTGGCGTAGTCGGCGTCACTTCCGCGCGGGTTGCACTCGATCCCGATGGAGGTGAGGTTGCCGTTCCAGTTCCCGGCGTGCCATGCGATATCCGACGGCGAGACCAGGCACGCGACCTGACCGGCCGATGCGACGTAGTGGGCGCTCGTGCCCGGGCCGGAGCGGAACCAGTCAACGGTGCCTTGGAAGGTCTGCCCAATGGGCTGACCCCACCAATGGATCGTGATGGACGTTTTGACGGTAGGCCCGGGGGTGTAGGACGGGGCGTCCCATTCCTCGTGGTACTCGTAGCTCATGGTGTGGGCAGGCTCCAATCTGAGTAGATGTAGAGGGTTCCGTTTTGGTTCCAGGAGAAGTTCTCCTGGACGCGGAACTGGATGATGCCGCCCGCGATGTCGAGATAGACGTGGGCGTTGTTGTTCATGCCCGCGCCGGAGAACACCGCGCCCTTGTACTGGGCGAGGCCCGGGACGCGGACTTCGGTGGGGAGGAGCGTGCCGAGGCCGGAGAGTGAGGCGGAGGCGGTGAGAGCGATGTTGGCCCCGGTGCGGGTGATCGCCATGGACAGCGCGGCGCGGCCGCCTGCCGGGTTGCGGTCCACGACAACGCCGCCGCTGGCGGAGTATCCGTTCGGGGCGGCGTTGAGCGGGTAGGTGGTGCGGGTGAAGCTGTCCATGTGGGCTTCCATGGCTTCGGCGAGGCGCTGGAAGCTGTAGGGGCCGTCCGGGGCGTCCGTGGGGGACGGGTAGACGAACCCGCGTTCGGTGGCTGGCATGGTGGTCCTTTCGGGTCAGGGGCGGTCAGGTGCCGAGGTTGGCGGGTTCGCGGGTGGTGACGGTCATGGTCGCGCCGGTCAGGTCGAAGGTGATTTCGCGGGCGATGTGGCGGGCCTGGGAGCCGTTGGCAAGACTGACCTCCACGGTGTGACCGGGGCGGAGCCACCAGCACGGGACGCCGGTGAGCTGGTAGCCCGCGCCACGGGTCGAGAGGTTCCGGACTCGGACCAGGGCGGCGGCGTTGGCGACGGCCTGGGTGACCGGGATCGTCAGGCGGGCCGAGTACGTCTTTCCGGCGGCCGCGCCGTACTTGCCGATGACCTTTCGGTCAGTGCCTCCGGCGTCGGTCCACTCGTAGACCAGCACGGCGGAGGTGTAGTAGCCGTCTCGGGACAGGGTGTCGGTGGAGTCGGTGACGATGCCGCCGTTACCCATGGACAGGAACGCGGAGGTGACGCCCGCGACGCGGGGTTTCGCTTCCAGGTGCCAGGCCCCCGCGTCGTCGACGTACACGCGGAGGTCGGCGGCGTTGGTGACCTGATCTATCAGTGACCACATGTCGGTGCCGGTGGAGACCTGCACACCGGTCACGAGGTCCGGGCGGGTGCCGTAGGCGATGGTGGTGGTGACCAGGGGTGCTTTACCGAGTGCGTAGGCCAGCCACGCGGTGACGGCCTCCCTCACGCCGTTGTACGTCTGGAACACCTCATCCCCCATCCAGCCGCTCTCCTGGGTCAGGGTCTCGGCGGAGGATGCGTTGATGTCGACTACGGCGCCGGGGGTCCGGGCTACTCGGTTATCGAGCTGGCCGGTGAACACGGTGTGGATGTCTTCGGTGCCGTCGGGCCAGATGTAGCCAGCATCGACGGTCACGGTCACCGCACGGTTCCGAGGGTCGAGCTTGGCTAGCTCGGCCGGAGTGAAGTTGTTCGGGATCGCGGCCGACAGTCGAACACCGGGGCTGTAGTCCTCGGCGTAGGTCAGGGTGCCGGACAGTGCCCGGGCGGTCCAGGTCGTTACGCCGTCGGTGAGGGTGATGGTCACGCGCTGGGTGTGACTGCCCCTCACGAGTTCGATGGTCTCGGGCAGGTAGGGGGCGGTCATGGTCGTTTGGTGTCCGTTCTCACGTCGGCCCACGTGGCGTAGGTGCCGGTCACGTCGGCCCACGTGGCAAGGGAGTTCTTCAGGGAGGTCCAGGTCCAGCCGAGAGCACCGGCAAGCGGACCCTGCGGGCGGCCCACTTCGATGTAGGAGATGTCCACGGACACCGTGAACGGCTCGGTGACAAGGGTTCGCAGTGAGGCCGTGGTGATCGAGAAATACATGTCCATGCCGGGCACGTCCTGTCGGAGGAACGCGACCTGTCCGCGCTGGAACATGCGCAGGATCGACAGGCCCACCGCGTAGGACCCTGCAAACACGGTCATCTGCCCGCGCCGCGTGGAAGCCTCCTGCGAGACCACGATGGGGAAGCGGGACCCCACCGGCTCGTGGACCACCGTGCGCGCCTCGATAGCGGCGTCGTAGTCGATGGTCGCGGGCACCTGCACGGAATACTGGGGCGTTACCGGCAGGCCAAGCCACGGCTCTTCCCCGAGGTCGAACGAGGTGGTAACGACGTCCGGGCCGGGCTGGCCGGTCGCACCGATGGTGTAGGTGACCTGACCGGTAGCGGCTTCGTAGTCGTCCAGGACCAGGGGAGTCGTCCCGCTGTAGGGGAGCTGGCCGGTCAGGGTCCGCACGACGGCGGTCCCGTTCACGTCGGTCCGCTGGACCTGAAGAATCGCACCACCGGCCGGCGGGGTGATCGAAAGGCGGATCGCGCCGATAGCGGGCAGGGGCGTGAGAACAACGGTGCTCAATGGTCAACCCTCCTTCCGGGTACTTCGTTGACGGTCACGGACACGGAGCGCGGCGCGGACAGCTGGTCGAGCAACTGACGAATCTCCCAGTAGTTTTCGAGCCGCGCGCGGATAGGAACGTCCTTGCCGTGGATGCGGTCGATGGTCTCCTGGGTCTGCCGGGCCGTGCCCTGCTCTGTGGCACCGACTCGCACGTCATGCCCGCGAACCCGGTCGATGGTCGCCTGAGTCATTCGGGCGGTGCCTTCCTCGGTGGCACCGACTCGCACGTCGTGACCGTGGATCGAGTCGATAGCGGCCTGAGTCATACCCACGGTGCCCTGCTCGGTCACCCCGACGTGCACGGGCACGTCCGAGGGGAGTGAGGCGATTTGCTTCTGTACCCCGTCCGCGCCGGTCACGGTCAGATCGACCGGCTTCTCTTCCTTCTTCGCGGCCTCTTTGCCGTCGGCAATGGCTTTGTCCTTGCCGGACACGCGAAGCTCGGTCACCTTCTCGGGCGGGACCAGGCCGAGTTGAGTCAGCCAGTCGGCGGCCGCTTGCTTGGACAGGCCGTAGGTGTTCTGGGCCTGCGAGAGCATTGACGAGTACATGGCGTTGTACTTGGATGCCACTTCCGGGGCGGTCGCGCCGGACTGGATCATGGCGTCAATTTCGTCATTCTTGGCCGCCACGAGCTGTTGCCAGAGGTCCACCTGTTTCGATCCGGCCTCGGTCGAAATGTCGCGCGAGCGACCCTCTTCCTTGATCGCGTCGGCAAGGTCGCGTTGGGTCTGAATCTGGTCCTGCTGGGCGTCGATCACGCTGGATGCGCCGGAGGTCTTTTCCCGCTCGGCGTCAAGGCTTTCCTTGATTGCTTCGGTGGTGCCCTTGATCGCCTCGCGGCGGGCGCGCTCGATTTCTTCGGCGGCGCGAATCTCTTTGATGTGGTCTTTGATCTTGTCGCGAGTCTCTTCCGTGACCCGGATTTGGTCTTCCATGGTCTTCGTGGTGATGGTCACCCGCTCGCCCTGTTCGCGCTGGGCGCGGCGGGAGTTCTCCACCTCGGACGTGTAGGACTTCAGACGGTCCTCCACCTTGGCTAGTGCGCGCTCGGCCAGGGCGGTGTCATTGCCGAACCGGCCGGAGAACATCTCCGACATGCTCAGGCCCGTTTTGTTCGCCTGGTCGCGGAGCACTTCCCAGCCGGAGTATGCCTCCTGCTGGAAGATTTCCCACCACTCTTTGGTGTCGGCTATCGAGTCGCCGTAGTCGTCCATGCCCTTGATCGCCGATTCCATGGCGAACGTGCCGCCGTGCTCGCGGATCGCCTGGGCAATGCCGATGATCTCCTCTTTGTCGGCCGTGGCCTGCTCGGAGAAGCCCTGAAGGGCGGCAATGCCCACGCCGATTCCGGCGGCGATTCCCGCGCCGAGGACCAGGCCAGTCGGGCCGAGGTCGGCCACGACGCCACCGGCGATATCCTGGAAGATTTGACCGATGTCCTCGGCGTCGCCCCGGAAGCTTGACACCGTTTCGGAGAGGTTGGATCGGGCCTCTTCCTTGATGGTCTTGAACGATTCCCCGGTCTCCTGGGACGCCTTGTCCATGCCGTCCCCGATGTCGCGTCCGGCTTTGGTGCCGGACTTGCCGAGGGCGTCCAGGGCGTCGTCCATTTTGCGGGCTTCGGTGGTGCCTTCGTGGAGGCCCTTTTCGATCTTGTCTCCGGCGCGGGTGCCTTCCCGTCCGGCGTCTTTGAGCGCTCGTTCGGTCTTCGTGACGTCTTTCGCGCCGTCGCGGAATGCCGCCTCAATCTTGTCTCCGGCGGTGTCGCCGTCGCGGGCTACGTCCATGAGGGCATCGGAGACGTCGTTGTACTTGTCCGCGAGTTTGCCGGTGCCGGAGACGGCCTGTGCGACGTCGGTAATGACGTCAATTTTGATTGCCACTACTGGCCTTTCTCGTGTGCTTCGTAGATACGGCGGACGATGGTTTGGACCCACAGGGAGGTGATGCGCGGGGCGACGTCGGCGGCCGCCTGATAGATCACCCGGCCCTTGTCGGTGTAGCGGGGGAGCTGTCGGCGGGTGTGCCGCTTGACCTTGTGGGCCTGGGAGCGACGGCCGGACCGGTCGTACTCGGTGACCTTTTCCCGGTCGGCGGTGCCGAACTCAAACACCCGGGCCTGAGCGTCCGGTACGAGGCCCCCGGACAGGGGACGCCGGGAGGATGCGGCAATGAAGGTCAGGGGGTTGCCCGGGGCGACGCGTGCGCCCTTGGCGAGGACTTTCTTGTCCGTGGGGGTGACGGCGCGGGCGTTGACGGCCTCGCGCCACATGGGGTTCGCTACGGCGCGGGTGGTGCGGTTGATGTCGTTGCGCACCTCGCGGGGGATCAGTTTGAGCGCCAGCGCGACCGCGCGAAATGTGCGGCTACTGGTCGCGCTGGGCGCTACAAACCGTGCCATGTCAGGCGGCGGGTGCCCAGGTGAAATCCGGTTCCCCGGCCACGTCGAGCGCGACGCCAGCGGTGGCGAGTTCGTCGCCCTTGCCGCCGAAGTCGGTGGCCTCGCAGGTCACGGAGCCGGTCGCACCAGCGCCGCCCGTGCTCCCTTCGGGCTTCAGCTCGAACGGCACGACCTCGCCGTGGTGTTCGCTGAGGTACGCCTGAAGGGAGGTCGTGTCGAAGTCCTGCCCGAGGTTCAGGTTCAGGGTCCAGTCCGCCTTGGAGGTGATGGTGATCTTTTTGCCGTTGATCGGCTTCCACCGGGTCTTCGTGACGGCGGGCGTGAGCTTCGCCTCATCAATGGCGGTGGAGAACTCGGTGCCGCCGAGGGTGAGCGTGCAGTTTTCGATGATGCGGGGGGAGTGTGGTGCCAGGGCCATTAGATGGACCTCTCTTTCTGGATCGTTTCGCGCCAGACGTTGGATGACTGGCATTCGGTGGTGATGATGAGTCCGGACAGGGTGTCGTCCGCGAACGTGGCCCGCTGGGACGTGGTGTTGGTGTAGCCCTTGGCGCGCTCGATGCTGAGCATGAGCGCGTCCAGGTACTCGTCCAGCTCGTTCTCTCCGGCCTCGGTCACGCCCTTGGCCGCGTAGAGATGGATGGTGATCACGTGGGTGATCGTGGTGGTGCTCGCCCCGGGGCGGGTGTCGGAGCGCCAGACCGAGACGACGGGCTTTCCCTTCGTGACCCGCTCGGGAACGCGCGGGAACGGGTCTACCTGCCAGCCGGGGTTGTCGGCGTTGATCTGGGCGGCGAGCTGTCCGCGTGGGGTGTCGGTGTTCACAGCATCCCCGCGAACACTGACCGGCGCGGCCGGATGCAGTCGTAGGCTTCCCGCACGAGGGGCCACGTGCGGGTCATGAGGCCGTCCACGCCCTGGGACACGTCGTCCCCGGCAGACTTCCGGGCGGCGAGGTGCTGGGTGAGGAGCACCTGCGCCAGCCGGTAGGAGGCGGGGGCCTTGTCCGGCTCGGGGAGGGGCTTGGGTGCCCACTCCACGAGCCGTTCAAAGGCGACCTCGGCCAGGAACTCCACGGTCTCCGGCTCGGGGACGTCGGCCCAGTCCGCGAGGTCCGCGCCCTCCGGGTCGGTGTCGATCCAGCCGACGCGCTTCACTCGTCGTCCTCTTCGTCCCCGAGGCCCAGGAGGTCAGTCTGACCTTTCCCCTTGGCCTTGGCCGTCTTCGCCGGGGCCGGGGCGGGAACCTCGGCCACCGGCTCGGGGTCCGGGTCGGACTGTGCATCCGCCTGAGCCGGCTCGCCGTTTTCCTGTGCATCTGCACTGTCCGCGGGCTGTTCCGCCTCGGGGAGTTCCACCCCAGCGGAGGCCAGTGTTTCGCGGAGTTCGGCGCGGGACACGAACGCCCGGTCCGGGTCGTTCCCGAGGGTCGCGGCGCGCTCGGCGGCGGTGGCGGCCATGCGTTCCGTCACGAGGTCTGCGACCATGACGGCGAGGTCTTCCAGGTCCGAGGTGCGGAGGATCTGTGCGCCCATGTCTACGCCTTCACTTCCACGATGCCGCGCTTGGCCTTGCCGTCCAGCGGGTCGCCGGACTTGTGGACCAGGTTGGTACGCAGGAGGTAGTAGCTGAAGACGGCCTTATCGACCGCGCCCTTGCTGAGTTCCTGGGTGTCAACGCGGATCGGGGAGCCGGACGGTTCGTGCAGGTGGGTGACCTTGCCGGAACCGACGACGACACGGCCGTTCATGGCGGTGTCCGTGATGGACGCAGGGCGAATCTTGAACCCGGCCAGGGTGCCTTCCTTCAGGCCCAGGGAGACTTCCAGGAGGGCGAGGTTTTCGAGCATGTCGGACCCCAGGAGGTCGCGGTAGATGTCGTTACCCAGGAGGGCGTAGGTGGGGGCGGCGTCTTCCATGACGTGCTGTGCGCCGAGGATGACGCGTCGCCACGTGGTGGAGATGTCCGCGCCGGTGCCGACGATGGGGCGGGCGACGTTCAGGAGGTGTTCGCGGACGCGGGCGTCGCGACGGCGCTTGATGTAGTCCGTCTGCTCGCGGAGGTAGGACTCCATCTGACCGGGGACGGGGAAGTCGTTCACGGCGCGGTCGAAGCGGTTGCCACCAGCGATACGGCGGGCGGTCCACTCACGAGCGACGGCCTGCACCTCGCGGGAGGGAATGTCGTTCATGGCGGACGGGGTGGGCGGGGTGGCGTCGTAGTCGCCCTGGGTGAATGCCGGGTCCCAGTCGTCCACGATGGGGCCGAGGCCCTCGACCCATTCCCAGCCCTTGTAGGTCAGGGCGGTGAGGTCGTCGTGGGTGACCAGATCGGCCCAGCGCTCGAAGTATTCGGTGCCGTCCCACAGCTCTCCGAGGAACGCCGGGACGGCGGCCGGGCTGAGCACATCGGTCTCGGTGACCGTGGCGAGGGCGGCGGTGAGCTTCTCGCCCTGAAGCAGGCCGGACCGGATGTTGTGGACGGTGGACACGTAGTCCGTCAGGGACAGCCCGGCGGTTGCCTTGGCTCCCTCGTCCTGAGTCTGCTCGTCCTTGGCGGCGAACATGTTGGCCAGGGAGGCCAGCACCTTGTCAGTTGCGGCGGGTGCGGAGGCGGAGGCAGTAACGCCCATGGTGGAGTTCTCCTGTTCGGTGAGGGTGTCCTGAATGGACTTGAGGGTGTCAATGGCGGACTGGACGTCTTCGGCGGTGACGGGCTGGGCGGCGTCGGCCGCGTCGCCTTCACCGTCAGGGGCGGTGTCTGGGACCGGCTCGGCCTCGGAGGCGGTGACCTTGGAGGACGGGAACGCGGGGACCTTGACCTGACCGGCACCTTCCAGGACGCCGCCGATGAACGCACCGGCCTTGACCACGGGCTTGTCGATCTCCACGGAGATTCCGGCGCGGGTGCCGTCCGTGGCGTCCTGCCACGCCTTCCGGCCCTCGGCGGTGTCGAAGTACGCGACGGAGGCCACGAGCTTGTCGCCCTGCTCGGTCACGGACATGACGCCGCGCGGCTTGGACGCATCGTGCTCTTCGTTGACCGGGAGCGGACCGGCCGGAATGGTCAGCGCGCCAGCGGCGGCGGTGACGCGGGCCGGGCGAACGGTGCCGTCCGGCTCATGCCAGGACACCAGACCGGCCTCACCGAAGTGCAGGAGGTCGAAGGTGTGGGTCCGGGCGGCGGGATTGGAGGCCGTGAGCTTGGCCCCCAGGAGTCCGAATTTCATGCTGAGAGTTCTCCTTGCTGGGTTGTGGCGGTGCCGACGTTCCCCCGGGCGGAGGTGACGGCGTTCTCAGTGAGGGGTTTGGTAGAGAGCACGATCCGCTTGCCGGAGGCGGTCACGTCGGACTGAGAGAGCCGCTGAGCAATGGGTTGGAGCCACTGTTCGAGAGAGAGCGTGATCAGCTCGTCCTTGGCCTGAAGGGTGTTCTCATAGGTGCCGGACGTGCCGTTCGCGCCTTCCAGGAGGGCCGCGTTGAGGTTGAGGAAGTTCGCCACGTCCAGGCGCAGGGCGTTCCGCGCGCCGGTCAGGTAGTCCTCCCCGGTGGCCCCGGTGTGCGTCTTCACGTCCAGGCCGCGAGGCGTGACCGCCGTCGAGCCACCCTCGGCGGCTCGGGCCGCGTTCCACTTCGTCTGAGCCTCTAGCAGCTCCTCGTCCGTGCCGTACCACTCTTCGGTGACTTTCAGCTCCACAAGCGGAATCGGGTTCCTTCCGCGCTGGCGGACGGTGTTCCGGAGGTCGTGGTAATGGCGGATCGTCTCGGCGGCCGCCTCGCACAGCCCCAGCGGCATAAGGGACTGAATGTAGATGAACTGGGACTGGTCCGGGGCGGCCTTGCCGTTGATGATGACGTTGCCAGCCGGGTCCAGGCCCCACAGCTCGCGGGGGAGCTTGATCGCCTGCACGATCTTCTCGCCGTCGCGCTCGACCCACAGCACGGAGTCCCTGACCAGGGCAAGGTCTTGGATCATGGCCGCGAGGCGCTGGCCAGCCGTGATCGAGCCGACTGCCCTGTTGAGCCAGGCGTCATCCTCGGACAGCTCGGAGCCGTCATCGTAGGTGAACTGGAGCTGAGCGGCGAGCGTCGTCAGCGCGGACAGGCCACGCCAGACGGGCGGGCATTCCAGGGCCTCGCGGATCGTGACGGGCTGACCGGCACCGGAGAGGCCGAGGTCCTGGGCAAGGATCGGAGACAGGCCCGTCCCGGTGGACCAGGGCGAGGACAGGTTAGGTTCCGGGAACCCGGATACCGGGCTGAAGTCGAAGAGTGCGCGAACGCGGTCGAAGAATCCCACGGGTAAAACAATGGCCCCGGCTGGGTATCCAGCCGGGGCCATGCATAGGTTTGCGTAGGTTTACGCAGGTTCCCGTGTCGGCGGCCTACGTCGCGGGTGCCGGGATCGAGACCGAGGACCGGCGTTTCTCGTCAGCGACCGCGCCGAGAGCGGCCACAGCGGCCAGAAGACACGTGATTTCCACGCCCTTGCCGCGCTGGAACAGGCGCGACCCGGCCGAGTCGCGCCACGTGGCGTTCTCCACGGCCGTGTCCAGCCCGCCGTGTCGGGCGTGCTGGATCGTCATGGCCTCCACGGACTGACTGATCAGGGCGGTTGCGGCCGCCACGGCCTTGACGTTCAGGGACTTGACGTGTTTCGTGTTCAGGTTCCCCATACGCGCGAGCGAGTTGGCCGTGTTGATGTTCTCCCCGATGCTGTCATAGCCCACGGGAACGCGGGGGTGTTTCCGGATCGCCCGGGCGAGGTACGTGGTGAGCCACGCGACCCCGGCGCGGTGGTCCATGATCTGCACGTGCGGTGCGTCGAATGCGTCGATCCAGGCCACGGCGACGGCCGCGACCGTTCCGGAGCGGTCCACGTCGTAGCCGATGCCCCAGGGCAGGCCCTCGGGCATGGACTCGAAGGCGTCAACGGTCGTCGCGTGCCACTTCTTCAAATCCAGGGCGGAGACGGTGGTGTCCGGGGGCCAGATGCACAGGTACTCTCGCGCGAACTGGACGGCCCCCAGCTTGGCGAAGTTGCGGCGCATCTTCTCGATGGTCGTCAGCCCGCAGGCAAGGCCCGGGTGGGTGTGCCACCATACGGCCTCGTCCGTGATGTCGGCGGTGTCCTCGGCGCAGTAGTCCACGATGCCGTACTCGTCCGGCTTGCGGCGGCCGGAGGCCAGCGCGTCCCAGAACATGCCCGCACGGGCCATGCCGGGAGTCCCGGAAATGATGATCTGACCGAGGGGCCGGGTGTCCATGAGCGGGAACGCACCGGCCACGAGGTCCTCGGACTTCGTGGCGTCCAGCTCTCCGGCCTCATCGAACCACATGCAGTCGGCGGCGTCGCCACGGAACGCGCCCGATTCGGGCTTGACGACCCACCAGCGGGAGCCGTTGGCGAACTGGATGTACTCGCGGCCCTGTGAGCGGTAAATCTGCTCGATTCCCAGGTCCGCCAGCTCAACGTCCGGGCCTCGGCGGCGCATGGCCGCCTCGATCATCCGGACCATGTTCATGAAGAACTGGGACGCGCGGGTGCCGTCCTGCGCCGTGGAGACGACACGGTAGCCGGGGATCGTGGCGCACCGGCCTAGGAGGATCATCTGAATGATGGTCGTCTTGGTCGAGCGGCGCGGTTCCTGCACGGCGCACTCTTCGTAGAGCGGCCGGTACCGGCCGGACACGGGGTCCAGTTCGTCGGACTTGGCTTCCAACACCCGGGCAGTCTGGATGCCCTGCGGTGTCATAGGCAGACCCATGAGTTCAGCGCCACGGATCGCGGCCGTGATGTCCGTGAGCATCGGCGCCGGGGACCAGTAGCGCGGCTCGATAGCGAAGCTCAGGCCCTTCTCCGCGAACACGCGGTCCACGGCCGCGCCGATCTGAGATTCGTAGTCGGCCGGCAGTTGCTCAACGACGGGTGCGGTCACGCAAAATCACCTCCCTGTTCATGGTCACTTCCCCCACCTCGCACGCACGCAAACGGAGTGGACGGCAGGCGTGGGCTTTGACGGTTTCCTGAAAAACTCGGCTCATGATCATCCGCCCGAGTGAATCCGCGGGCACAGGTCGGAGCCGGACGTGAACTTCCAGCCTTTCGTCTTCGCAATGCGTCGTGCACTGCGCTCAGCTTCGGCCTGCGACCGGGGCGCGGCCTGACCCGAGGGCCAGCCGAACCCCAGCGTGTTCGTGCACGGCGCGGCCGCGATGCTGTATCCGTCGCACCTCACGTCCGCGCCTTGCTTGTCTGCTACCACCATTGCGGGGTCCTCTCTCGTTGGATGGGTGCCGGGCGTCCCCGGCCTTTCTTGGCGTTCGTCATGGCCGCGCCGATGCGGCCGCCGCTGGACGTGTTGCACTTCGCGTGCTCCGGTTCCACGTCGTCGTCCGTGCCGCCTGCTACTCGGTCGATCACGTGCCCGGCGTGCCATGTGCTTTCCGGGTCGTCGGCCGTGATCAGGCCGCCGCAGGACTTGCAGGGCCAGGGGAGCATGGCCCGGCACTTTGCCCGGGCTTTGGTGCTGTCGTTCCCGCCCCAGGCTTTGCGCCCGTTCCCCGGCCCGTAACCGCCGCTCTCCCGGCCTGGGAGGTCGAACAGGGAGTCTTGGTCACTGAAGTGCATGCCAGTCCTTCCACGTCGCTTGCACTCGGAGTTTGGCCGCCTCGTGCTGGGCGACGGCCTCGGCCAGTCGGACCCGCAGTGATCGGCACTTGGCCGGGTCGCGGTTGTCTTTCCATGCCTTCCGGCGCTTGATCACCTGGGAGTTGAACGCGGCCTCAACGCCTCGGGCCTCTTCGTAGCGGGCGTGTGCCAGCTCGCGTTCCGTTGCCCGGGCGCTCACGAGCACACCTCGTTGACGCCGTGGCACGAGCACTCGCAGTCCACGGACTCATCCACTTCCCAGTCCCAGGCCCGGCCGTTGCAGTCGGTGTGCTCTTCGTCCGGCTGGCACTTCCGGGCGTCGCAGGCGGGGGAGTAGTTGGCGAGGACGTTGTACCCGTTGCCCGCGTCGAACCGTGCGGGTGCGTCGCCGTCGATGGGCCAGCCAGCGTAGTCGGACCGCCCTGAGACGTAGGCGGAGGTGACGGCTTCGTCAAGATTCCGAACGCTGGCGTTCGTAATGGACGTGCCGCCCGTGGTGATGATGCGTTCCATGGTGGTTGATCTCTTTTCGTCTTAAGCCTGCTTGTGAAGGTGATGGGTGCCTGGGTGAGTGCGTCAGCTCATGGCACCGCCTTCAGGAGTCGCCGTGCTTTGATCTGCTCTCGGAACTCAGCGCCTCGGACACAGGCGGGGCACCATCCGTGAAGGTCGATGTCCTGGGTCGGGGTGGGCGTCCGGCAGGAGCTACAGGCCACGGTGTCCGGCCCGTGGGTCGTGTGGCTTTCCACAGGCTCGGCCGCTTCGGCTGAGGTGGTCGGCTGGGCGGGCGCTGGTTCTATTGACTGGTTCTCTGGTTCGGGTGCATCTCCTGCACCCCTCGTTGCACCCCTGCCCCCGCAGTTCTGAGGGGTCTCAGAGCTGAGGGCCTCATCTGTTGCACCCCTCGAATCGGTCTTATCCACAGGCCGGGGAAGCTTCTTCACCAGGGGTTCGTCCCCCATGCAGAGTCGATAGACGTTCGGCTGGTAGCCGCCTCGGCGGATCACGGCGTTGACGTAGGACGTGTCGCCGCGCTCCACGAGCCGCAGTGTCTTCAGGCGGCGGATATGGGAGCGCACGGTGTTCTCGGAAAGGCCCGTGTCCTCCTGCAACGTGGCGAGCGAGGGAAACACGTTGTTGCCGCGCTGGTCGGCATAGTTCGCCATAGCCAGGAGGACGAATCGCGTGGGTGATGGGAGGTCGTAGGTCTTGCCTACCTCCATGGCCCATGTCATGGCCTGGAAGCTCACTTCGTAGCCTCCCGCAGATCATCCAGGAGGAACCGGCGCTGACCGCCTGGGGTCCGGCGAGTGTGGGGGAGCTTGCCGTCAGCGTCCCAGCGGCGCAGGGTGTCGGCGTGGACCCCCAGGAGGTCGGCGGCGACAGCAGGGGAGACGAACCGGCTCACCGGGCGGCCTTCCGCAGTTCGCGGACGGCAACGAACACGATTACGGCGATTGCGAGGGCTTCCACTACTTCACCGCCTCGATGTCGGAGCGGTCGAAGACCATCACGCCGGAGCGGCCTACGAGGGCGAGAAGGGGGATGGTGCCGCTCTTGGCTCGGCGGACGGTTGCCGAGTGGCTAATGCCCAGAATCTCGGAGGCGACATCGACGCCGATCAAGTCGGCCGGTACCACCATGCGCGGCTCGTTGGGGATGGAGTGACTTTGCATGGATAAAGCGTTGCACAAGGTGCACTTTGCAATGTGCAACGCGCTTCGTTCGGCGTGTCTAAGTCACAATGTATGCGCGTCGTTCATTGCGTTATGCCTGCTCAACGTGCAATGATCGACGCATGAGCCAACAACCGGAACATGTGCAAGTTTGGGAGTTCGACCTAGCGGACCGCCTGCGTCGAGCGCTTCGCGTCTCTGACGTGAGCGTTCAGGACATGGCTGAGTACCTGGGCGTATCGCGGACCACGGTTAGTAACTGGATCAATGGGCGGATCGTGCCCAGCCGTCAGTCGCTCAGGCTGTGGGCGCTTCGTACGGGCGCGCCGTTCGCGTGGCTCGAAACGGGGGAGCCGGTTAACGACAAAACCCCCTCGCCCGGAGGCGAAGGGGTTTCATCGAATGTGGTGCACCCCCCGGGACTCGAACCCGGAACCCATTGATTAAGAGTCAATTGCTCTGCCAGTTGAGCTAGAGGTGCATCGTTGTGGCTTCTCAGCCGGGCTTTTCTTCCCGTCTGCGTTCCCCGCAACGAGTAAGAACTCTACTGGAGTTTTCCGCAAAAGTGAAATCGGGGCCTCCGGGGCGCCTCGGAGCGGTCCCGCAGGCCCTTCCGGCCCGGTTTTCCGGGGGAGTGGATGGCGTGCGCTGTCGCAATCAGACCGCCAGGAACCCGTCCGGTGTCATTCTGTGAGGCACGTCATAGACTGGCCGCAACGTGCCGGGCCTGCCCGCTGGGCCCTGGCTCCCGAGCGACGGAGGATGCCATGACCGCAGAACCCACTCCAGACATCAAGCCGCGTTCCCGGGTGGTGACGGACGGCATCCACGCGGCCCCGGCGCGCGGCATGTTCCGTGCCGTCGGCATGGGTGACGAGGACTTCGCGAAGCCGCAGATCGGCGTCGCGAGTTCGTGGAATGAGATCACCCCGTGCAATCTGTCGCTCAACCGTCTCGCCCTGGCGGTGAAGGAGGGCGTGCACGCCGGAGGCGGGTTCCCGATGCAGTTCGGCACGATCTCGGTCTCGGACGGGATCTCCATGGGGCACGACGGGATGCACTTCTCGCTCGTCTCCCGCGAGGTGATCGCGGATTCGGTGGAGACGGTGATGCAGGCCGAGCGGATCGACGGCTCGGTGCTCCTCGCCGGCTGCGACAAGTCCCTCCCTGGAATGCTGATGGCCGCCGCGCGCCTGGATCTGGCGAGCGTCTTCCTCTATGCGGGTTCCATCATGCCCGGCTGGGTGCGTCTGGAGGACGGGTCCGAGAAGGAGGTCACCCTCATCGACGCCTTCGAGGCTGTGGGCGCCTGTGCCGCGGGCCGGATGAGCAAAGGCGACCTGGACCGGATCGAACGCGCGATCTGTCCGGGGGAGGGCGCCT